AAGCCACTGCGCCGGAACATCCAAGGTATAGCATAAGCCTCGCGCCTGTGCTATGTTTGCCACAAAAGGGGTATTTATGGCACAGTTTCTCGACTTCATGGATATGATTAACGGCGGCGGCGCTGGTGCTGGCGGTAACAAGTTCGAGGGCGGCGGGATCTTGTCCAGCATTGCCAACTCGCTGTTTTCGCCGCGCGGCTCCCTCAATCGCATATCTCCGCAAGCTAGACCGCAAGGTATGGGCCAGCAGATGCAGCCGATGATGCAGCCACAGCAGCGCCAGCCCATGGAAGCTCCAGTCGCAATGTCGGGTGCAGCACCGCAGGTCACAACATCGCCGCTCAACGATTATCAGGCCATGTATGAAGAAATGGTAGCGCTGGGCATCCTGCCACCGAATATGGGTGCGCAACAAATGTATCCGAGAATAGGCCCGCAATAATGGCTGACCCGATGGACATGCCGCTGGACCAATTCCAGATGTATCTGCGCGAAGTCGCGGACATGGGCGGCGATGTGGATACATTGGTCCGGCAATATCGGCGCAACAGCAGTGCGTTTTCCGGCCTTCTCGGCGCGGCGGACCAGAACCAAGCCGACATGGCATCGCAGGGGCGAAGGTCCGTAGGGGGTGGCCTGCTGTCAAAGGAATCCGGCACGACTGGCATGGACGCGTTGCGCTCTGTGCAGTTTGAGCCGCGCGCGTTCTTGACGGGGTTGCTGGGCGCTGGTGCAAATGCGTTTGATGCGCCACGGGCGGCATATGACGGGCTTATTCCAGAACAGGACATGACGGCGGAGGCTTTAGGCACGGCAGGTTTTGCCAGTCTTGGCGGGGCTGCGGCCACTGCGCCGCAGGGTAGCTTGCGGGCAGGGCTGGCGAGGGCTGGCGATGCGCCAACGCCCGCGATGCAAGTTGCCGAGCTTCTACGCAACAACCGCGCCGCTGATGTGACAGACGACATGATGGCGCGGGTTGATCCGCAGGAGATGTTTCGCTTGTACGAGCAGGGCGCGACGGGCGCGGATATGCCAATGGATGCGGCAAGCAGGATGGCGCGGGCCGAGGGCATGGGGTTTGATACGGGGACGCCGTTGTATCATGGGACGGGTGCGGACTTTCAGGCGTTTTCGCCTAAATATCGAGGCGGGGTTGCGGACGCTTACACAGCACGCAGGGCTGATTGGTTTACCGATAGCCCACTGACAGCCCAAGGTTACACAGACATGGCGACACGTGATGCTCCAGTCGCAAGGCTGATAAAACAAAGCGAGGCAGCAGAACGCGCAGGCAAGTGGGACTTGGCAAACGAACTTATGGTTCAGGCCGAAAGGTTGGAACAGAACATGCCGGACGCAAGCGGTCAGATGATTATCCCCTCAATGACGCCAAAGCCGCGACAATCGTTTGACGCAGACGGCATGGGGCCGAATGACATGGAAAACTCTATGCGCGACCAGTTAACGGCTGCGCAAAAGTCGGGAGATTCAGGCATGGAACTGCAAAACTTTTCAGACCATCCAGATTTTTCCGTTGATGACCCCTCTTTGCATCGTGGCATCTTCGACCCCTCCAATATCCGCAGCCAGTTCGCCCGCTTTGACCCGCGCCTTAGCCACCTGTCCAATCTAAGCGCGGCGAACGTATCACCTACCGCTGGACTTTTAGGCGCGGCTGTTGCACAAGAGCAACAGGCATTGCCGTTCCAGAAATTCTTGAGAGGTTTGTTTGAATGAGCATCGCAACATACGCAGAACTAAAAACGACAGTGGCGGACTTTCTCAACCGCCAAGACCTTGCGCTAACCGTGCCGACATTCATATCACTGGCCGAGGCGTCAATCGGGCGGGATCTGCGTCACTGGCGTATGGAAGAGCGCAGCGTGGCGGAGATCGACAGCCAGTACAGCGCGGTTCCGAGTGATTGGCTTGAAACGCTGCGATTCTCAACCACGGACGGCGCAACGGCCCCGATGGATCTTATCAGCCAAGCCGAGCTAATCGAGCGGCGCGCGTCAACCGATAACATTGGCGGGCGTCCTCGCTTCTACGCGCATTCAGCGGGCCAGTTTGAGTTCTTCCCCACGCCGGATGAAATTTATAACGCTGACCTGATCTACGTCGCGCGCATTGCTGCTCTATCTGACAGCAACACGGTCAATTGGCTACTGACAGAGGCACCAGACGTGTATCTCTACGGCGCGCTAGTTCATTCCGCGCCATATCTCAAAGAAGACCCGCGCGCACAAACATGGGCTGCGTTCTACAAGTCGGCAATCGACAGCCTGCAACGCACGTCGGATCGTGCAAAACATAGCGGCACCGGGCTGCGTTTGAAAATCAGAGGACTGAGCTAATATGTCGAAGATCAATGACACGACAGACTATCCGGTAACGGTTCCCGCCGCTGGCGATATGCTGATCGGCACTGATGTTTCAAACACATCTACGGATGCGGGCGGCGAGACTGCAAACTTCACCGTGGCGGGGCTGACAACGCACGTCGAAAGCAACATGGACGCGCTGCGGAACGTGGCGCTAGTCAACGCCCTTGCCACATACGCGCCAACGCGGGCCGAGGCGCTGTTGCTAAATGTGCCAGCGGCTCAGGTGGTTTTGTTTGTTCGCAGTGATGTGGGATTGCTGGACTATAAGGACGACCCCGCAGGCACGGCACTGGTAACAGCAGGCGGGCGAACGTGGTCGCCCGATGGCACGGCATATATCGACCACTGGGCAGACAACACCAGCCCCGGCACAACTGATATGACCACAGCGATACAGGCGGGGCTCACATATTGCTCAACAGTGGGCAAGGTGTTGCACGGGTTTTCAGAGGATTATCTCTGGTCGCAAAGGATCACAATGCCGTCGAATACCGGCCTAAAGCTGGCTAAATTCGGGCGCATCATTGTGTCGGCTGCGGGGTTCAACAACACCAATCCTGCGCTGGCGCGGACAGGAACGAACAGCCTTGTGCTGGACATGAGCGGCATGTCAGTCTCGCCCTTTACGCCGAAGATTAACCAGTCTCTTCAAGACGTCGAGTTCGTATACCAGAAAACAGAAGGCCGTGTTTTTGATGCCGTGCGGGCGAACAACTGCCGCAACCTCAAGATCAAGGGCGTGAAGTTCCGCGACTTCCCTTGCGGGATTCTGCTGCGCATGAACCGGTTGAGTGGTGACTGGTCGGTCGAGGATTGCGCCGCTTACGATTGCACGAACACCACTGCGATAGTGGGGGGAAACTCCAATTTGCAGATAACATTGCTATCCCTAGACGACAGCACAAGCACTGTTAGCACGCCCGGTGTGATCCAAAATATGCGAGGCTACAACCTTGGAAACAGCGGTGCCGGAGCGACACAAGCGAACGGGATGCAGTCAGATGTTGTAAATATTGCTAAAGGTTTGGGCCACACCATCCGAAACGTGCACGGTGAAAATGTGGGCGAGGTCGTGGATATATTCGCCTCGCGTTGCATGGGGGGCAACTTCACCGGCGTGAACTGCGAAGGCTCTACGCTCAAACTTGTTCACGGCGCACAGCACAACATATTTTTCGGTGTGTCTGGGATCGGGAACGAATATCAGGTTCTCAGCTTTTCCGAAGGAAACGGTGGAAACCCGACACAGGCAACCTCCTTTAATCAGGTGCATGGTGTCTATGGCGAAAACGTAGATCGTAATGGCACTCGGAGCGCCGTCTATGGCACCGCCGTCGTGCGCTTCGATGGCGGCGGTGCTGGCTTGGGATGCACAGATAACCTCGTAACCGGCCTTGTAGCTAAAACTGGCCCGTATGCCAAGTACGCTGTGTTGGCCGAGTCTGACACTGACAGAAACACTGTGGATTTTATTAGGGCGGATGCTGGATCGAATGGTACGTTTGCGAACCCACAAAAGTTAAACCTCATTCCATCGACTAAAACCCGCGTGAGCGCAAGGGTGGGATCGGCCCATTCCTTTCCTGTCTCAACGCTCACCAAAGTACAATTTAATTATGCAACTCTTGATCTTAGGGGCGAGTTTAACACGTCTCTAAATCGTTGGGTTTGCGAAGTGCCTAGTATTTACGAGTTTGGGGCCAGTGTAGAGTTTGCAAACGCCACGGGAGGGCCAGTAATAATCTACGTCAACGGCTCCGAAGTCGGACGAAATACATACTCTTATGAGACAGAAATGATGCAGGTTTCTAGGACGCTTCGAGTTGGTAAAGGTGACTATGTGGAGATTTTTGTGATTGCATCATCTGGCACACGTTCGATTGTTTCAACTTTGGGGCGGTCTGAATTTTCCGTAGTCGGCCCGCTGTGATGGGCGCTATTTTTTCAACATCTGGTTTCGGGGTATAGATGGCATCAATTTTACTCGATGAGAGTGGCGCGAGGCTTTTCGATGAATCTGGAACGCGGTTATTCGACGAGGTCGGCTTGTGGGTGGATCAGCCAGACACGTCCGAGACATGGGCCAAACAAAACGACACGTCAGAGACTTGGACAAAGCAACCGTAAAGGGTAGACTATGAAATATGGACCAATGAAGCCGGTTAAGCGCAAGCCGAAGCCCACCACGAAGAAAGGCAAGTAAATGGCGGATTCCACAACGCTGACGCAAAAACGGTTAAACGAAGTTTTGTTTTACCATCCAGATACAGGCGTATTCACTTGGAAGTTCGGTCGGCCAAAAGCTGCGGCTGGTGCTGTTGCGGGCGGCGTAAACTGGAAGGGCTATTGGCTGATATGCATTGACGGGAAAAAACACCGCGCACATCGCCTCGCTTGGCTGCATACATACGGCGCAATGCCTAAAAACACGATAGACCACATCAACCAAAACAAGATGGACAACCGCATTGAAAACCTGCGCGACGTTACAAACGCCCAAAACCATAAAAACATGGGAATGCAATCCAATAACGAAACTGGGTTCCGTGGAGTGAGTTATGCAAAGGAGCGCGCCAAATTTACTGCGCGAATAAAAGACGGGGACGTTTATCGTAATTTGGGGTATTTCAAATGCGCTGCGGCAGCCTCTATTGCTTACGAAAAGGCTAAAGCGATTCTTGGGTATCATCGAAATCACGGCATTTCAGGGGAAACATAAATGGCAAACTCATTTACAGCGACCTACAACCTAACCAAACCGGAAGTTGGAGCCTCAGAGGATACATGGGGGAGTGTTTTGAACGCCAACTTTGACAGCGTTGACGATCTGCTTGACGGTACAACGGGCATTACGCCCAACCTGCTGACAGGCTGGGAAGTCGCGGGCGTCGCTGTGACATCTACTGCGGCTGAGCTGAACCTCCTCGATGGCGTTACATCCACTACGGCAGAACTAAACATCCTTGATGGGGTCACGGCAACGGCTGCGGAGATTAACCACACTGACGGGGTAACATCTTCTATCCAAGCACAATTGAACTCCAAAGCGTCACTCGCAAGCCCCGCGCTGACAGGCGCGCCAACAGCGCCAACAGCAGCGACGGCCACGAACACAACACAACTAGCCTCAACAGCATTTGTTGGCGCGAAACTAACGGCAGCGGCTCTATCGCAAGAGGCCGTGATTGACGACACGTCCGAAGTATTCGGGACGGTTTGCGGACTGAGATTGTGGCAGGCAATCCGCGCAAACTTTAACGCCACAACACTGACGCCAATGTACGCCTGCCGAGCGTGGGTGAATTTTAATGGTAATACTGGCACCATTCGAGCGGGTGGCAACGTGTCCAGCGTTACCCGCAACGGTGTCGGGGATTATACTGTGAATTTTACAACTGCAATGCAGGATGCAAGTTACTCGGTTCAGGCGACGTTATCTGACAACGCGACAAGTTCTGCAGTAGTTTTAATTCACGATAGCGTCCCCCCCGTTGTGGGGTCTGTTAGACTAAGATCAAGAAACGCAGCTAATGGGGGGTCAATTGATCCCACGTTTTTGACCGTTTCAATCTTCAGATAGGAGCGACAGGATACACAATGCCATTACTGCCCCTTGATATCCCGCCGGGTGTTTACCGCAACGGCACCGAGTTTGACCAGTCAGGCCGCTGGCGTGACGCTAACCTAGTGCGCTGGCGCGACGGGTCACTGCGCCCTGTTGGCGGCTGGCGCACGCGGGTCGCTACGGCATATGACCAGCCCCCGCGCGGGATGCTTGCTTGGGAGGATCTGAGCGGGGATCGGCGCATTGCTGCGGGGACTTTTAACAAGCTGTTCTCCACGTCGGCATCCAACGTCACAACTGACATCACACCAGCGGGGTTCACGACTGGTCTTGTTCGGTCGGCGGCGTTTACGGGTTACGGTGGCGGGTTCTTTGGGTCCGGAGCATTCGGGACAGAGCGATCCGACACGGGTAACTTCTCCGAGGCTACAACGTGGGCGCTGGACAACTTCGGGGAAAACCTTGTGGCCTGCTCTAGCAAGGACGGAAAGCTGTACGAGTGGGCGCTTGATACAGGCACGCCCGCTGCGGCTATCAGTAACGCCCCTACGGGCAACCTATCCTTGTTGGTCACGGCAGAGCGGTTCCTGTTCGCATTGGGCGCTGGTGGCAATCCCCGCAAGGTGCAGTGGTGCGACCGCGAGGCCAATACTGTATGGACTGCCGCAGCAACAAACGAGGCGGGCGATATCGAATTGCAAACGCCTGGTCAAATCATGTGCGGCGTTCAGGTGCGCGGGCAGTCGCTAATCTTGACTGACCAAGACGCACATACGGCCACCTATCAGGGGCCACCCTTCGTCTATGGGTTTGAGCGCGTCGGGCAATCGTGCGGGATCACATCGCGCAAGGCTTTGGCGTCTGTTGATGCGGGCGCGTTCTGGATGGGGCAAAACGCCTTCTTCACGTTTGCGGGCGGCGCCGTGCAAGAGTTGCCGTGCGACGTTGCTGACTATGTGTTTGGCGATTTGAACCGATCACAGGCCAGCCTAATTCACGCGGTATCGCTGGCCCAACACGGGGAAGTCTGGTGGTTCTATCCATCCGGCGCGTCCATTGAATGTGATAGATATGTCGCAATTGATTACGCAGAGGGCCATTGGACTATTGGCACGATTGAGCGCACATCGGCTGTCCCTCGCGGCGTGTTCAAATATCCTCTTTGGGTGGACGCAAGCGGCAATGTGTACGAGCATGAAGTCGGGCTGCAACACGGTGATGACGCTGTGTTTGCGGAAAGCGGGCCAATCACAATCGGCACGGGCGAGAATGTGATGGCCGTCACAAGCCTGATCCCCGACGAGGAAACGCAGGGCGACGTAACTGCAACATTTAAGACACGCTTCCACCCTAACGGCGACGAGCAGTCATTCGGGCCTTACACGATGGGAACGCCAACGGACGTGCGGTTTACAGGTCGGCAGTTTCGCATGCGGGTTGAGGCCGAGCGGCTTGCAGATTGGCGGGTGGGCGTGATGCGTGTCGAAGCCTTCGCGGGAGGCCGTCGATGAACGGCTTGCCACCAGTCGGGCCTGACGTGCGTGTCTGGGCGCAAGACTTTCGCCGCACTATAGCCGCGCAGTGGTCGCGGCTAACGTACCGCAGGAACGGCGCAACGGCGGCAGAGGATGGGACAATCCTTTGGGACAACGAGCAGGGCTATCCCGTGGTGTCCAAGGCCGGAGCATATGCGCAGGTCGGTTTATTCGTGAGCGTACCCGCAAGCGCAACAGCATCGGGGCAGGCGGGCGAATTGGCACAGGATGCAGCATACATCTACGTTTGCACGGCAGCAGATACATGGAAGCGGGTGGCGATATCGACATGGTAAATCTTGAGGACTACCGCGAGCAGATCGACAGCGCCCTGGCGTATAGCGGCGGCACGCATGATTTTGATGATGTTGCGCGCGGCGTTATATCGGCTAAAATGCAACTGTGGCCAGCCCGCAACAGTTGTGCTATAACAGAAATCATATGCTACCCGAAAAAG